GTATCTTAGATTATTGGTTAGGTTTTTTGAAAATAGGGGGTTTATTCCTCTTGTATTAGATACGGATGGTTGTAATTTTAGTGTACCCGAATCAACAAAAGAATATAATTATGTTGGTAAAGGGGTACATCATTTTGTTGAAAAGGGTAAAGAGTATGATGGAACAGCAGCGGTGGTTGCCGAATTTAACGATACATACATGAGAGGGGTTATGGGTTTAGATATAGATGGTTTTTGGAAATCCTCCATAAATATTTCTCGTAAGAATTATGCTGATTTAACCGAGGATGGTAAAGTAGATATTGTTGGTAACACTATTAAATCAAAGGCGTTACCAGAATATATTAAAGAGTTTATTGACATAGGGTTAGAGATGTTATTAAATAATAAAGGACCTGAATTTATAGAATATTATTATGAACACTTACAAAATATTTACGATTGTAGTATTCCACTTAAAAAAATAGCTTCTAAGTCCAGAATAAAAAGAACAACTAAATCATATATTAATAGGGGTAATAATAAAGCTGGTAACCCACTACCTTCCCAAGCCCATATGGAATTGGTTATGAAGAACGATGTTAGGGTTAGTCTTGGTGATACAATATTCTATGTTAATAATGGTACAAGGGCTTCTCATGGTGATATACAAAAGAAAAAGGGGATAGTAACTTTTAACTGTTATATGTTAGACAAAAACCAAATGGATAACGACCCAAACCTAAAAGGTGAATACAATAAAGCCAGATATGTTTCTAATTTTAATAAAAGAGTAAAACCTTTATTAGTTTCTTTCGACCCAGCAATAAGAGATAATGTATTAAAAGGGGTAGACAAAAAGGGAGAGTTAGAACCTAGGGAATATTATACTAAATCACAAATGGGTTTAATTTCTGGAATACCTTTTACGGAAAAAGACCAAGATACAATGGAGGATTTAATGAAAATGGATGAGAGAGAAGAAGTGTTCTGGGGTCAGATAAATAGTTCACCAAAAGAAAGTTTAATGTCTGTTCTAGACTTAAAATAAACAAATCAACACAAAATACTAAACGTTTTATCAGGGTTTGATATTTATAGTATAAAAGAAATACTATGAAGAAAAAAAGATTGGAAGAATTAATAGACGCGACAGGTAGTATAATATCTGGAGATGGGACTATTAATCATGATTTTGGTAGTGAAAAGACCTCAGACCAGTTTGAAAAAATGAGTAGACAAGGGGCTTCCAATTTTTATGGATATAGGAGATTTTGGGGGGAAGACGATACTAATAAACCTTATTCAGAATTGGCGGATAAACTACAAAATGACCCTAAAAAGTTCTATTCTATTCTTAAAAAGAATAATAAAGTAAATAAGTTCACAAATTATTTTACTAACGACCCTGTTACAGAGTCAGAAGATTTAATGAAAGATATGTTAGAAGACATAGTTAAGAATAGGATGGGTCATGAACTTAAACCAAAAAAGGTTCCGGAAATTATGTCACTAGAAGAGTATTCGGATAAAGACCCTATTTTAGCAAAATGGGTTTTGTTAGTGAAAGAACTTTGGATGGAAAGAGAAAATGAAGATAGAGTGACAATACTTACTGGACTAATAAAAGACATTAATTTTCAAGAAGTGGACCCAAATATTAAAAATATTTTAATAAATAGAATTAATGGCGAATAGTGACTTATATGGTAATAAATGGACAGTACCTAATAATGTTATTACTAAATTAAATAAAGAACTTAGTAATAGTAATACTTCTTTGGCTGGTTATAAGAGGGCTAAGAATATCGTTAGTGATAAAACAATGAGTTATTCTATGTTGAAGAGGTTGAAAAATTTTTTCGATTCGTTCTCTGGAAATAAGAGTAGTTCCGAATATTTAATAAACGGAGGTGATTCCATGAAGACCTGGGTAACTAACACTTTAGATAGTTCAAGGGGGGATATAGTTAGGAATAAAAGAAATAAGAGTGATTCCGGAATGAATAATCAGTTTAAGAAGACACATTCTAAGGATAGAAATAATAAAAACGTCACCAAAAGTAATGTAGCAGTTATAAAAAGTGATAGTAGGTCAATAAAAAATAATAGAGCAGTCTATAAAGAAATGACCCAATTAATAAGTAAATTAATAAAAAATTAAAATTATGGCACAAACAATTGATGAAACAGCAAACGCAAAACGAGCAGAATTTTTCGCATTAAACCAAAGTAAGTTTGGTTACAATGAATCTGTTGCGTATGGTTATAACCACCCTAACGCTCAGTCTGATGGAGATACTAAGGGAAGGGGTAACTCAGATTATGCTGGTGGTGCTGTTGGTGGGTACGCAGCCCCTTCAGATGCTGAAGTTGGTACGAGTATCGATAGGAAAAAAAGGGATGAAGCTATCTCTTACAACGAAGGAATAACAGGAATGGCCCCTAAGACACCATACACAGGACCAGAATTACCAGATTACCCATACCAATCTAATCCTTAAAACGAATAATGAAACTATCCTCAATATATAAAGAGTTAGTCTTAGAGTCGGTTAATAGGAGTGAGATCATACGCGCAATTGATGGTAATAATATTTGTACAATATATTATGAAGGTGATACGATTTCTAACCCAGGATATAGGGAAATAGAACCCTATGTTTACGGAATGTCAAAGAGAGATAACCCGGTTATTAGAGCTTTTCAACTGGAAGGTAAAAGTGACACCCCAGAAAACATGCCTGGTTGGAGGTTATTTAGGGTGGATAGAATGGTTGACTTTATTAATAGTGGTGATATATTTAACGAACCGAAAGCCTTATATAACCCTAGTGGAGATAAGGATATGACGAGAATATATGCACAAGCAAAATTTTAATTATGGCAGAAGTACCAGTAGATATAAATAGATTAGCCGGGGTCTTAAATAGGTCAAAGGCTTTATTAGACTCAGTAGAAACACAGATGGGACCAAGTGGAGACGGTGGTACTTATAGTCAAAAAAGTATTAGTGAAAATAGATCAGCCCCATTACCAAGTGGTATGGTGGACTCTTCTAAAATGTTATCAAGTTTACCACAAGGACAAACACCTCAAATAAATTCTGACCCAACTAAACCTATTGGTAGGTCTTTAAGGAATAGTAAGACAACAAAAATGCCTAAAGCAGTGGTAGAGGCAATGATAAACAGTGTGGGTAGTGACCCAGCTGCTCTTATGGTGGATTTAGACCCGGAATTAGTTAACATGATTAACCCTAATGGTGCTAAAAAGAAAACACAGATAATCGAAGAGGATTTTCCACAACACACACCCCCACATCAAGAAAGTAGTTTTAATCGAAAAGAAATAAAAAGTTTAATTAAAGAAGTTGTTGGAGAGTTAATAGTGGAGAGAGAGGTTGACGAACAGGTACAGATTAGAGTTGGAGATACTATATTCACCGGAAAAATAACAAAATCAAAATCAATAAACAAAAAAGCTTAATTATGGAAAATTCTTGTAAAGGTAAAAAAGGCGGATGTTTATCCTCTAGTGATAGTGGAAGTACAGCTTCTGAGAAATAAGACAACCCCCCAATCAATATATTCGTTTTAGTATATTCTTAATATTTATATATAAAGAATATATCCTATGGCAACAAATATAACTCCGGACGACAGATTAGACCTATTCACAAAAACTAGACATCGTTTAGGTGCTCCAGTTAGAAAGGTAGAGATAACTAACGATCAATTAGACACATTACTAGCAATAGCGGTAGAGGATTATGTACAATACCAATATGAATGGTTAGTGGATAACCAATGGCCATCATTAATTGGGTTGGATGTTAGTGAGGCAGATGCCGCGGCTAACTTAACAACAAGAGATTTTGACTACGAAACACAATTTACATATGCATATTCTAAAGCAGTTGGATTACAATCAAGGGGTCCGTGGGAATTAAAAACTGATTTTGTTACTCTTGTTGAGAATCAACAACAATATTTAATCCCAGCAAATAGAGAATTAAATGAAGTATTATGGTTTACACCTCCTAGTTTGGACCAATCAGTTATTGACCCATTTATGGGTGTTGGTGGTGCTTTTGGTGGTGGTTTTGGTGGTGAAGGTGGTTTAGCTCAGTTTGGTATGGGTTCTTATTACGTAATGCCGGCTTTTGACGTTTTATTAAGACAGTCAGATAGAAACCTTAAAAATAGAATGATAAGAGGTGATTTAACCTATAAAGTAACGGCAGCACCTAGTGGACAAAGGTATCTTTGGATAATGCCAGTTCCAGGTGGTAAAAAAGATTACGGACTAAGTACATTATTCAAAGGTAAGGTATGGTATAGGTATTATGAAATTACTCCAGAGAATAACGACCAAGATAGGGAAGCTTGTCTAGAAGCAAATACAGATGTTATTAAATTACCATCAGATGTTCCATTGGATTCTATTGATTATTCTTCTTTGAATTTACCCTCTAAGATATGGGTTCGTAGATACCTTTTGGGGTTAGCTAAGGAAACATTAGGTCGTATAAGAGGAAAATTTTCAGGAGCATTAAATATTCCCGGGGCCGAAGTATCTATGGATTATCAATCATTATTAGACGAAGGAAAAGATGAACAAGCTAAACTTATCGAAGAGTTAGGTGAAAGATTAACAAGTATGAGTAACTTTGGACAAACTGAACAGAGAGCAAGTGAGGCAGAATCAATAAATAAATCTCTACAATACAGACCATTAGGGCTGTACGTAATATAGTTTCTTATGGCGTTTACAACATTAGTTGATTATTCAAGACAATTAACACAAACCCCAAACACAAGTGCGGTTTTTTCTGGTGATACAGAAATATTGGGTAGTCTCACATTAGGGTCAATTTACTCTAACGGACTATCTGATTACTCAGAATTATATTTTAGTTCCAGTACACTAACAACATCACCCTCAATTAGATACAACCCACTATTAAAGAATTGGTTATTTAAGGTGAGTGACCCTACCGACGCTAGTGCAACTGAATTCCAACTTAACAGAGTAAAATTTACTTTGAATAGTGCGGGTATGAATGGAGAGTTTGGGATGTTTAGTCAACAATCTTTCTTTAGACATACTTCAAATGATATGGATGGTATACAAAACAGTGGTTATCATAACCCAGCTACCGTTATGGTTGTTGGTAGTGGGATAACATCTTCTAGTACCGCATTTACAGTATCAAATTTTGCTAGTGGTGTAGGTAAGACTGGGTTTACTGTTGATGATGCTATGAATGTTTTTATTGGTGATATGAGACCTCAGGTTGTTGGTACTTCCACATCTCATGTTTGGTTAAGAGGTAATACTCTTAATAATGTTGAGTCTCACAAAACTTTGATGATTGGTACTGACGGTCAGGTAGGTGTTAATACCTCTCTTAGGGCGTTAAAACAAAATATAGATTACGAATACGATAGTTCTTGGATATATGATTTGAAGCCTGTTGAGTTTGAGTTTAGGAAGTTCCCAGGAAAGATAGAATATGGTTTCATAGCAGAGGACGTAGAAAAAACAAATAAAAACCTAGCAATATATGAATCCGACGGTAGGTTAAGTGGGGTAAAATACGAAGCGATTGCTCCAATAATACTTAAGGAATTAATCGAATTACGTAAAACAATAGACCCAACATTCAAAACAACCTATGAGGAAGATAAGGTAAAGGTAATATCTAGTGATCACAGAGCTATACACGATGGAACAATAATTGCTCGTGGGGGTGGAGATATAAAAATCACAATTTCTGAAAAATTATCAGGGGTAGTGAGAATAAAATCATTGGCTAATGTTACTGTAAGTTCTACTCGATTGATTGACGAGAAATGGGGTAAGATGGAATTAGAAGACGGAAGTAGTGTAAGTTTATTGTGTCATGATAATTTTATCTACATACTTTCTTCAGACGGAGACAAAACTAAATAGACCCCAAGAGTTGATTCATAAGGCTCTCAACAACATAATCTTCTGAATATTCTCCCATTATAGTGTCGATGTTTTTTTGTTTACTCTTTAATGATTTATAAATTATCTCTTCTATGGTTTTATCAAAAATTGGATAATAGACGTTAACCTTTTTATTTTGTCCAATTCGATAAGCCCTATCTTCTGCTTGTGAATGAGATTTCGGTACCCAATCCAAACTATTCATTATTACAACCTCACCCTCTGTTAAAGTAATACCAACACCGGCGGAAATTATATTACCAACAAAAACTTTAATGTTTTTATCATTTTGGAATTTGTCTACACTTTCTTCTTTTTATTCATTAGTCATCGATCCGTTATGTCTAACACATATCTTACCAAAGGCATCATAAATCATTTGTTGTTCGTCGTTAAAGTTAGTAAATATTATTACCTTCTTATCTTGTTCAATTAAATCCTTAGTGAAATTAATGGTGTATTTTGTTTTTTCCTCAGCTAGAAATTTTCTAAGGGTAACCAATTTGGTCATGTGTTCTGCCAAACTAGCGTGACCATGTTTAATAGACCAAGTTTTATATTCACCCATTATTTCCTGGTACCCTGAAGCGTTTTCTAATTGATGATATATTGGAGATACTATTTTTGGGGGTAAGTCTAATATCTCTTCTTTTTTCCTCCTTAATATTGTGTCTTTTGTGTATTCATGTAACTCCTCTAGGTTTGACGCTCCCTTTGTATCCCATATTAATCTACCCCCTTGTCCCCTAAATTGTCTAGCATCACAATACCGTTTAACAAAGTTAATCCAGTCTTGAGAAACAGTAGACCTACAAATCTTAAGTAAATTATAAAAATCAATAGGACGATTAGCGACAGGAGTTCCAGTCAATAACCAAACTCTATTTATTGTTTTAGCAAAGTCCATAACAATCTTAGTTCTTTTTGATGTTGTATTCTTTATTGAATGGGCCTCGTCGATAATAATCAAATCAAAATCAGACTTAATTATCTCACTCACCTTAATCTTGGAAATACTTTTATTCTTTGTAGGGATTTCGTGGAAATTTTTTAATATGTCGTAGTTAATTATGTTCCATTTTTTTGTTTCTCCCCAGACCTTACCGTTTATGATGTTAATTTCTTCCTCGTCGTCATAGTTTGCAATTTCCTTTTTCCAATTAAGTTTTAATGAAGAGGGACAAATAACCAAAATTCTTTTAATCTTAGTTGTTAAAGCGGCAATAACGGCTGATGTTGTTTTACCAAGTCCCATATCGTCAGACAAGATAAATCTATCATATTCTAATAGTTTTTTTATCGCTTCCTTTTGGTGTACCATTGGTGGTCTATGTTTGTATAAAGAATAATCTATTTCACTAACCTCATTTTTTGCTCGATTTTTAATGATATATTTTTTAGGTATCCATAACATAGTCGGAACTTTCTGCTTACTATTAAATTTCACCATTACGTGTAATACGTCTAAAGAGTTTGATAATATTTTAACTATCTTAATTTTTACAGGGTTGTTCACTAACAGATGTTGTTCTTGTAACTTGTTTGCAAAATAAGTAGAAACGGTCACATCCTTATCGACAATAACAGGAACCTTCCGATAATTTTTTTGAATATACTCAATTTGTCTCGGGGTTGGTGTAACAGTTCTTGAGTTATTAAACCTAGATTTTAGACTTAGGATATAATCATTCTCCCCAGTATAGGTTCTAACTAAAGAAATATAATCTTTTATACGATTTGGATCAAGCATGCATTATATATATTATATTGATTGATTAAATAATTATTAGTTATTATAAGTTATTAATAGTTATTAGTAGCGTGCTTAATGCTAATTATTAATTATAACTAAGTCAAGAGTATTTATAGTATATGGAGAACAATCAGAACCAACAAACTAAAGTACCAATTACAAGATTAAATAAATTCTTTGATGACCAAGATTTTGGTTTAGAAGTGGATTTCGGTAGAGAGTACATGGAGGGGGACCTACATGTGACCATAGTGTTATTTAGTATTGATATTGAAGAAACTGACACTGATGATGTATATAAAGAAGTTAATGCGGAAAATGTACGTTTTCATCCACCGGTCGAGTTATTAGTTAATTTAGAAATAGCAGCTGGGGAAAACCAAACCTATAACCCTAATGGAACATTAAGATATAGAGATTATGGTAATATGACCTTTAATATTTTTGAACAACAATTAGAACAAAAACAAAGTGAGATTAAATACGGTGATTATATAGGATATAGGGATAGTGAAGAGACAATGAAATATTGGGTTGTGGTTAATGATGGTAAGATTATATCGGACAACGAACATACAATATTTGGATATAAAGGAGCGGTAAGAACTGTTGAGTGTACAGTTGCCGACAGAAACGAATTTAAGGCAATATAACATGGGAATACCGAAGAAATTTCTTAAGAATGTGCAGTTAAAGGCCCCGTCTAATAATCACGAAAGGAGATTGGAAATATGGGAAGAGGGTTGGAACGCTAGTGGTACTTTTGTACCTAAAGGGGTTTTATATGAGGACATGGATAGAGATTTTATCAAACTCGTTAAAGAGGAGTTATCTTTCTCAGTAGAAGGAGAAGATGTACCAGTATTTTTTTTAACAATACAAAGATGGGCAGAATTTGCCAGAACTTGGGAATTTACAGACAAAGATAGGAATGTACAAATACCTTTCGTAACAATAGTTAGACAACCAGATATACAATTCGGGACAAATCCAGTAACACAATATACAATTCCTCAGAAACAAAGATTTGATTACATGAAAGTACCAAACTATGATGGAGACTCTGTGGGTGTCGACGTTTATAAAATACCCCAACCAATCGCAGTAAACCTAATGTATGAGGTTAGATTTTTTTCATATAGAATGAGAGAGATAAACAAATTTAATAAAATAGTAATGCAAGCTTTCCAATCTAGACAAAAACACATTAACTGTAACGGTCATTATTTTCCAATAGTCCTAGAAACAATTGGGGATGAAAGTACGATTGACCAATTTGAAAGTAAGCGATTTTACGTACAAAACTTTGAAATGCAATTACAGGGTTATATTATGGATGAGGATGATTACGAAGTTACACCAGCAATTAAAAGAGTAGTGACCTTATTCGAAACACAACCTAATGTAGTACCTAGTCTAAACGTTACTAATAATTTAGATTCTGGGAGGGAAACAATAGAATACGAGTTAAGTTTAAGTTATATAGTTAACGTTCCACACAACCCTATTAATCAGACACCACCAATTACAATTAATGACACCGCTTTAATAACAACAGTTACTTTAGAAAATGTTAGAGATTGTTCAAATATTAGTACCGGATGTAGTGCTATTTCACCAATAATAGAAATTGACCCTAATACTGGTACTTGGATAACCACAACACTACCAATCCAAATTCTACCAAAGTATAAAATAAGAACGACAATAACCCCTATTGATAATACAATAGATTCAAAAGTTACATTAGTGGGGTATAGGAACGAAATCTAATCATCGTATAAGGTATCTTTTTTACGATGGGGTTTATTGACGCATTTTTCCTTGATTAGTCGTTCTACAAACGCGAACATTTTAAGACCATTTTTATCACAGTACTTTTTAAGTAGAGAATGGGTCACACCATCTATTTTAAGGTTTTTATCTCGTTTTAATTTTGACATATATAAATAAGTATGAAAAAAGTGTGATTTTTTTCATATTACCCCAAAAAAGCCTTCGTACTTTGATAAAAATCATAGTATTTATTATAAAACCAAGAATAACAATAAATTAAAAAATAAAGAAACACATGGCAAATCAAGTAGTAGTATCACCAGGCGTATATACATCAGAGAAGGATCTCTCTTTTGTAGCATCCAGTGTAGGGATAACAAGATTAGGAGTAGCTGGAGAAACTCTAAAAGGCCCTGCCAATCAACCGATTTTCGTACAGGACTATAACTCATACCAAACTTATTTTGGGGGACAAGACCCATCTGTATGGGCAGTAGGTAGTTCTTTAATACCTAAATTTGAGGGAAGTTATATCGCTAGGTCGTACCTAAGTGAATCAAATAATCTTTGGATGACAAGACCTTTAGGTCTTAGTGGGTATGACGCAACCGAGGCTTTAGTTATAAATCTAGGTGAAGGAAATATGGATGCTACCCAAGCAACACAACAAACAAACGCAGCGGGTGGTGTACAATCAGATAAAAGATTCTCAGCTATGACGGCGTGTGTTCTTAGAGTAAGAAAAAAACAAGGTGTTACGTTTGCTCAACCAAATTATGCGATGCAAATATTAAGAGTGGGTACAGCACCAGGAATGACAGAGGTGGCAGATGGACAATGGGTACCTAATGGTATTAATGGAGGAAGTTCAGCTACTGGTGTTGCGAGTACAACTAACATAGCACAACCAGCTAATATGCAGAATTACACTTGGGCAACAGCCGCTGATGATTTTGTTATACAAACTATGAGAACAGGAGGTGTTATAAGAGATACGTACGTTGTTAGTTTTAATCCAAATAGTAATAACTACATAACAAAAGTTCTAGGGACTAACCCATATTACGACTCTACAAATAATTCTGAAGCAAGAATATATGTTGAACAATTCTACCCTAAAGCAATTGCACAATTAGGTAAAGAATGGGGTGGTACTGCAGGTAATAGTTATCTTGATGGATTACCACATATGACTTGGTATAATGTAAATTCAGGATGGAGTAACTATACAGACACGTGGCAACCAATCTCGGCGACAGACGGACCAACAACTCCATGGGTTTATTCTGAGGTTAGAGGTCTTGATGTAGAAAAATTATTTAGACTTATTCCTATTTCTGATGGTGACACTGCGAATAAAAATATTAAAGTATCGTTCCTTAATTTAGATATTGACAACAAGACTTTTGATATAGCGATTAGAACATTTGACGATACAGACGCTAAACAATCAGTAGTCGAAAGTTTTAAGAATTGTAGTATGAACCCAGTTAGTCAAAATTATATTGGGAAAAGAATTGGTACCTTAAATGGAGAATACTCTTTGAGGTCAAGATATGTAATGGTAGAGATTGATGACAACGCACCAATAGATGCATTACCATCAGGTTATAAAGGATACCCAACTACAGATGGTCCTAATATGAGTGGAGTTACTAATTTCCAAGGGTCTACGTTTACCACATTTGAAGATTCACTACATTCACGTATCCAACCAGATGTATATTATAACTTAAACTATGATACTGTTAATGATAATGTTAGAAAAACTTATTTAGGACTTTCCTCTAAACTAGGTTACGACCAAAATTTATTTAACTACGCTGGGTGTGCAACCCTTAGAGGTACTGCTTGTGCAACAGCTTGGACAGGACATACATACGGTTTCCACTTAGATACAAGAGTTTCTGGATCAACTTTCTTAGGTGATACAAACTTATCAGATGGAAAACAATGGTTCTCAGGTTCAGTTGGAACCTTCCCATTCTACGTTAATTCCGTTGATTATGTTAACACTCCATACTATGGACCTGGATCAATTGCTTTAGCGGCATCATCACTTAATGTTTATAACCAGAAAAAATATAGAAAATTCACGGTAGCTTTTTATGGTGGTCATGATGGTTGGGATGTGAGTAGATCTAGTAGAACAAATACAGATAGTTGGAGAGAAAACCAAGCGGCAGGGTATAATTTAGGATATGGTAGTGGTAGTACAGGACCATACCTAGGAGTTTATTCCTTTAATAAAAATACTGACTGGTATGCTTACTATAACGCAATTCATAAGTTTGCTAACCCAGAAGAAGTTGATATAAATCTTTTTGCAACACCAGGTATTGATTATACAAATAATTTAACATTGGTACAGGACACAATTGAAATGATTGAAGATGATAGATCAGACTCACTATACATTGTTACCGCAGAAAATTATAAGGGTCAGACAGTAGATAATGCGGTAGACGCGTTAGAAGATTCGAATATTTCTAGTAACTATGTTGCTACTTACTGGCCATGGATTCAGTATAACGATGTTGAAAACAACGTAAGACTATACCTTCCATCTACTTGTGAAGTTCTAAGAAATATGGCAATTACTGATAATGTATCATTCCCATGGTTTGCAACAGCTGGTTACAATAGAGGTATAATAAAGGCTAATAAAGTAAGAATAAACCTAACACAAGATAATAGAGATGATTTATACGAAGCAAGACTAAACCCAATTGCGACATTTACAGCAACTGGACCGGTTATTTGGGGTAATAAAACACTACAAACAGCGTTATCAGCACTTGATAGAATTAATGTTAGAAGATTACTTCTTAGAGCTAGAAAATTAGTTTCAGCAGTGGCTGTAAGACTTGTGTTTGAACAAAATGATGAAATAGTTAGACAAGAGTTCTTAAGTTTAGTAAACCCAATTCTTGAAGATATTAGAAGAGATAGAGGGTTAACAGACTTTAAGGTTGTACTTTCTAACGACCCAGAAGAAATCGATCAAAACAAGTTGACTGGTAAAATATTTATTAAACCAACTCGATCACTAGAGTTTATTGAAATAGAATTTAATATTACACCAACGGCGACAAGTTTTGACGACATATAACGTAAATTAAAACTTTTATAAATGGCAGATCAAACACCATTATCCCCAGGAGTTTATGTATCAGAAAGAGAACTAAGCTTTAACGCACCAAGTATTGGTGCAACAACATTGGCCACGGTCGGAGAAACCCTTAAGGGACCCGCTCAACAACCAATATTCATTGAAGACTATAATGAATACCAAACATATTTTGGTGGGTTAAATACCACAGTTTTTTCTGGTAGTACTAGATTAAAATACGAACAACAATATATTGCTAAACATTGGTTAGCGGAATCAAACTCTATGTGGGCAGTACGTTCATTAGGGTACTCTGGATATGATGCTGGAGCCGCTTGGAATATTTCATTAAACTACGTACCAACCACGAATAATGTGTTTAGAGCATTTGGAGGGGGTGGTACTAACGGACATTATAATGGACTAACCCAAAGAGAATTAGGAGGGACGGGTATACCATATATGGCACCAGACGGTACATTAACTGCGATGACACTATATAAACCAACCAAATATTCTTTCCCAAATAATGCGGGGGCGACATCAATACAACCCGGTATGTTTAGTGGAGGTACATGGGGTTATGATTCTGACGGAGTAGGAACCGGGGCAGACCAATGGAAAATTAACGGTATTGCATACACCAACGCTGATGCTGCTGATATTGTTAAAACATCAGAAAAGAAACTAGGAATTATATTTTCATCAACAACATATGGAGGTGCTGGAAAATTAGTAGTTACAGGTAGTACAGGTGGACAATACTTTGACACTTCAGGATTACCTCACGTATCAGAGTTAACAACAACCTCGTATCCTTTATGTTTACTAAGTGGTCGAACATTTCAAATTACATCAAACGCATCCTTGGGAGGGTTACAATTCCCAATTCAAGATACAACAGGTACTGGACAACCATCAGTAGATGCCTGTGCGAGTAATGATGTGGGATTTGAGTGTACCAGACTAACAACAGGTAGTAATGCAACAACATTCCCTACAATACAATGGAAACCAGCCATTTCAATACATGATAATGGGGCTAACACTTCTAATATACAACCAGATAATTTAATACACGCTGGTGATGGGACAAGAGATATTAACCCATTAGGTTATCCAGTTACTGGTTGTACGGTACAACTTAATTGGAGGGCTGGTAATTTTATTGGTTTTCATTCTGGCGGGACAACAGGTTGGACAGCACAAACTTCAGGTACAGTATTTACTTGGTCCGCTTCTACCCAAGAAATGGTAGTTGCCACTTTAAGAAGTAGGGCGAAATACTCTGGTAATATTTATAGTACAAATACAGCGTATAACGGAGGTGCGTGGGGAGTTACAGACTACCAATCACCATCCTTTGGTAATAAGTCCGAATGTGACGGAACAGTTATCACATGTCCTGAAAAACCATTTAGGACTATTAACACAACAAATTATAAAGAAGATTTTTATCTATCCGGGTACACTAACGGAGCATCTGTAAATTCACAATTCCTTTATAAAGTAAGTTTAGACCCTAACTCTCAGAATTATATAAAGAACGTAATAGGTGCTAAAAAACATAACAATGCTCGTCATCTATGGTTAGAAGATATATATCCTAACACACTACTTAATTTAGCGTCTTCGGCAGTAACTTTCTCAAACATTAGTATAAATAAAGCACACACCAACAGGAATTACACAGAAACGTGGCAACCATTAGGTGCTTTAGAAGGACCAACAACCCCATGGATAGTATCCGAAATTATGGGTAGTACTTTACACAAGTTGTTTAGAGTTATTTTAATACCAGACGGTAATGACGCTAATGAGTTACTAAAGATTTCTATACAAGATATCGATGTCTTTACTAAAACATTTACTCTTACTGTTAGAGAATTTGCTGACAATGATTCATCCCAAAGAATAATAGAGGCGTATTCTAATTGTAGTATGAACCCTACAAGTCAAAACTTTATTGGTAAAAAAATAGGAACAGAAAATGGGGAATATGCGACTAGGTCACGATATATTATGTTGGAAATTGACGATAACGCACCAATAAATGCTCTCCCAAGTGGATTCCAAGGGGTGGTTGTTAGAGGATACAGTGGGGCGACCCATAGTAACGAAGTGTACCAAGACCCACCAACACAAACAGAAATAGCAAATGATAGTGGGTGGTATGGTAACGAAGCACCTAAACCATTCTATAATTTAGTTTATAATACAACATCTGATGATATTAAGAAAACTTACTTAGGGTGGTCATCTAAAAAAGGTATTGACCAAAATTATTTTAACTATAGAGGTCTTGAAACTTTAACAACCACAGCACCATATAAATGTGGTGCTAATGGAACATTATGGACTGGAAGAACTAAAGGATTCCACTTTGATAAAAGAGTATCCGGTTTAACAACAAGTGACGTAGTACAATACGAAGTTGGTGCTTATAGTTTTTACACGAGTGGTAGTACAGGGACATTAGTAGGTGATAGTGGGAATTATTATAAGAATAAGGACTATTTGAAATTTACAGTTGTTCCTTATGGTGGTTTTGATGGATGGGACGAGTATAGAATAACTAGAACAAACACAGACACTTATATAGTAGGGGGGACAGACTACGGAACCTTCTGGTACAATCAAAGTTTTACAACCTCTACCTGCCAAGTGACAGATTATTACGCTTATTATGACGCAATGAGGAAGTTATCTAACCCAGAAGAAACACCAAGTAATGTATTTACAACACCAGGTATCGATTATACTAATAATTTAACCTTAGTTAATAGGGCGAAAGAAATGATTGAAAATGAAAAAGGAGACTCTATTTACATAGTAACCTCAGATAATCCAAGAAATCAAACAGTAGCTTCAGCGGTTTCTAATCTAGAAAATGCTTCATTAAATAGTAATTATATGGCTACTTATTGGCCTTGGGTGAGGTATAATGATACCGAAAATAATGTAAGAATATACATCCCACCTACAGCTAGTGTTGTTAGAAATATTGGGTTAACAGATAATGTATCATTTCCATGGTTTGCGACGGCTGGTTATACTAGAGGTAAATTGGATGTTGATAGAGCACAAACAAAGTTAAATCAGTTTAATAGGGATGATCTTTATGAAGCAAGGATAAACCCTATAGCGACATTTAATGGTATTGGTGTTATCATATGGGGAAATAAAACCTTACAAACCACACAATCATCGTTAGATAGACTTAATGTAAGAAGACTCATGTTAAATCTTAAATCTAAAGTTAAAGAAATAGGTTTACAGTTATTATTTGAACAAAACGACGCTATAGTAAGACAACAATTTTTATCACTGGTTAACCCAGTACTAGAAGAAGTGAGAGCAAATAGAGGTTTAACAGATTTTAGAGTACAACTAAACTCAGATGTAAACGAACTAGATACAAACTCAATGACAGGTAAAATATTTGTTAAACCAACTAGAACCCTAGAATTTATTGAGGTAGAATTTAATATAACACCATCAAGTACGTCATTTACTGATTTAACTTAACGACTATGAGTAGAAGGTTATTACATGAAATAACAATGAGAGCTTATAGTTTCGATTGGGATGATAATATTCTTCACATGCCAACCATGATTCATATGGAAAAAAGACGTGGTAATGGGTGGGAACCAGTTAAGTTAACAACTGGAGAATACGCGGAGTTAAAAGACCACGAAGACTACCAATACCCCCAAGAGGACATTAGAAAGGCTTTTGTCGAATTTGATGACGATGAAGGGTTCCTTAGGAATGTAGAAGAAAGTTTAAGAAAAAAAGATTTTGCCCCAAGTTTTAACGATTTTAAGGAAGCTGTGATAAAAGCAAAACCAATATCAATAATAACAGCTAGACCACAATCCCCAACCACGTTAAAAAAAGGAGTTGCAATGATAATTGATAATAATTTTAACGATGATGAAGTTAATCAAATGGTTATTAATATAGAAGATAATTATGGTTTTACTGGAGAACAAGATGAGATAATTAATAAATATATTGAGTCAAATTACTATTATCCGGTCTCATTTAGAGACAGGTTTGCGGACATTAAAAAAGCAAAAGGTGACGCTTTAGATGATTTTGTTAATAATGTTACTAAGTCTTTCGAAAAAATGGATAAGAAAACATATAATAAAATGAGTGTTGGTTTTAGTGATGATGATGTGGATAACGTAGAAGAAATGATAAAAAAGGTAGAAAATGAAATGGCAGGAAAATATCCTGGTGTTAAATTTTACATATATGACACCTCTGAAAAGGGTAGAAATAAATTAATAGTACATACAACTTAGATAATTTTATATTTAGTTATATTTATAGTTGTATTCAATATAATAATACAAATTAAAAAAAAATAGAAAATGGCGGACTTACTAATGAAAATGCCGGTTCCTTACGAACCAAAAAGAAAGAATCGGTTTATAATGAAATTTCCTTCTGACTTAGGAATAGCAGAATGGATTGTATCTAGTGCATCTAGACCATCAATA